CATAGTATGTATTTGATGGTGAGAATACCTTGAAATGAATTACTTCGTTTGGTTGTGGGTCAGTTCCGATCTGATCTGGGGTCTCAGTATCTCCAAAATTTCTAAAGAAGGTGTATCGGTTATAAACAACTTGAACAAAACCGTCACGGTGACGACGTATTCTCATAGTTGTTGCAGGTATGTGTCCTAGGTATCCGATCTTTCCAGTTGCGGTTCTACCAACTTCTAGGTAGCCGTTTCCTGTTGATTCTAAATCAATAAATACTTTTTTCATATTTTCAATAAAAGAATCGTCTGAGTTCATTGACTCAAGATATCCTCTTAAATCTTCTTTTGATTTTTCAAGCTTTGTACGAAGCTTATCAAGCTTTTTAGGATCAGACATTGCTGATTCAACTTTTTCCTTTGTTGCCCAAGTTTCTTCAAACTTGTATCCTAAACCTACAACGTTTGCTGCTTTAGCATTTACAGCAGAGTGATGATATGGAGAAACATCATATAATTGTGCAAGATATAAGACGTTGTATGGAGGTTGAACAATTTGAAATAATGAATAGCCTGTTAAATCAAGCGGATCTAATTTTTTAGATTTTGCATCTTTTACTCCAGTAAAGGACTTTTCAAGTCTGTTAGCTCTGCGTCTAAAATTATCATTTAGGCCTTCTGATTTTTTAATTTCTTCCCAGCTTACATTGAATGGGTCGTCAAATGTTTCTTCAGACTTTGCAACAAGATTAAAATCTTCTCCTGTATAAATTCTTTGTGTGCCGTCCTGATCATCATCATCAGCGGTGGTTAATCTAGCCAAGGTCCATCTCCTTCATATCTCTTACATATTCCATCATAGCTGGCATATCTTGTGGATCTGGAACAAGTCCAATTTGTGCACGTGCTTTTTGTTCTTCAAGTTCATCATCAGTAACTCTTCTATGACCAGAGAAAAACATTGGATGACCTTCATCTAGGCCTAGCTCTTTTGCAACTTTTTTAAGTTTTTGAATCTGGCTAATATCTCCACGAATTGCGGGAATGTTTAGAGTGTTATCATCTTCATCTCTAACAATAGAGCCATCTGGCATCTGCCAGACATATATTCCCCAATTAACTTCGTCTATAGGTGTTACTTTCATAGTTAAATTCTACCACACTACTGCCACAAAGCTTAAAAAACTATTCTGTAGCTGCCACTTCTTCCCACTTATACGTATTTACTCTACGCCATTTTCCATAAAGATTTGGTGTTGGAGATCCTATGTATTGTTGACCTGTTTCCATATCAATCAAAAGCCATTTTTCAGGGCATTTTGTGTGTATAGTTAAATCAATGGCCTCATCATATTCTTCTGCTGTTCCGCCATTTGCTAAGTCTCTCAAATTACTCGACCATATCACTAAAGAATGTTTTTGCTAAATCTGTGCCTTCCAGGCCTGATTCTTGATAAACTTTAAGCTTTTCTTTACTAAATTGAGGATTTATTTTTAAAGGATCCATCCAAGCCCTTATCTCTTCGTGAGTTTTGTTACCGATCTGCTTATAATATTCTGGGGTTCCATATATATTAAATGTTCCTGGAGCATCTTCTTTTTTTAAAGAAAAGTTAGAAAAAACATATCTTGTACCAGAAGTGACCTCTCTCACTCCATGTGCGTACGGCTCAAAAGCACTATGAATTACTATATCTCCCTTTTGTGGCTTGTACTCAAAACATCCTTTTTTAAAATCTTCAGGAGTTGTTTTTATTGTTCCATCTGGATTAATTTGTGGATAAAAAATTTCTCCGCCTTCATAATCACCAAAATAAGCACATATTCCATAATCTAATTCGCAGCAAGTACTCCATAAATCATTTTGTGACAAAAGATGACATTGTCCTTTACCTGGACTATCGGAGTGAATAAACATTCCATTATCTCCAGGCCTTACTCTTAAATAAGCGTTTTGAGGATGAATAATCCAATTTGGACCTATAAGCTCGCTCATAAATTCCCATAGCTCTATTGTGCCAGGCACTCCTGGAGCCATTTTTTCTGTATACCAGCTCATTAAACCCTGATCATACTTAGGGATTTCATTTGGCAGAGCATTTAGCCCATTTTCAATTTTTTCAACTAATTCTTCTGGAACTATATTTTTAAAAATAAAAATTCCAGATTTTGTTCCATATTCATCAACGTATGGAGATGGATTTAAGCAATCTGGTCTATCATAAAAAAACATTCATACCCCCGATATAACTAAATTATATCATAAATTTATTATAGATTAAATTTTCCAAGCAGATACTGTAGACATGTATCTATCACCGCTTATAATAGGCTTTACTTCGTGTATAAAGGGCGTTTGAGAAGGAAACATTATCATACTACCTTTCTTTGGCTTAATCGTTATATTGTGGCCTGGAAAGCTTATTTCTCCCCCCTCATAATTTTCATTAAGGTAGCAAACCAAAGAAAATGCCAAATCTTTATTGCCATCATAACCATCAGCATGAGGACCCATATTTGCGCCTTCTTGCCATTTTTTAACAGGAATATTGTCTGTCTCTAATCTATATTCATCTTTATTAATTTTATGACCGTCCATATATCTTGAATAACACATTTCAAAGGCCATTTCTAAGCTATTGTAAATATATAGGATTTTTTGATCAGTTTTTTCATCCCCACAACCCCATTTAGACTCATCTTTATTAATGTTTTTGGTTGCACCATAAATTAAATCATTATTATTACTTGCTGTCCAAACATTCCATGGAGATATGGCTTTATGAGACATTTGATTAGAGTCTATATTATTAATAAATTGAACTAACTCATCAGGGTAACTAATAACATTATCCCAATACCAGATGTCTGGATGCAAAACATCTAGGTCAAACATTATATATTGTTCTTTACCGCCTAAAAATTTTTGCTTCATATCAAATCTTTCTCTGAAATTTTATTTCCATCTGGTGTCAATCTTTTTCCTTCTTGACGTATTCCTGACCATTCTACTGCTTGATCTGCTTGCATCGCTCTTACCTCAGCAAGCTCTTTTGCCCACGCATCCCTAGTTTCTTGAGGATAATCTGATTCCTCACGATCATCAAAAAAAGAACCTATAGTGTATCTGTTTGATTTTTTAACAACCTTAACCTCATGCATGTTTTTATGACCACCATGAAAAGCTGCCAACATGCCTGTTTTTGGTAAAAACTCAAGGTTATGTTCAGAAAAAGATAGTTCTCCTCCTTCAAAATCATCATTTAAATATAAGAACGCTGCATAACGACTTCTTGTAAATGCTCCCATAACACCATCATTATTGCTGTTATCTGAGTGAAGCGGAGCAAATGCGCCTGGCTCCCATTTTTGTGAATGAAAACTTATTTTTGAAAGCTGTGGTTCTGGAATATTAGCTACTTCTGCAACCGCATCTCTAAATCTTTTATACAAGCTAGAAAACCAATTATTTGGCAAACCAAACTCAGCAAGTATTGGATCATTGTCTTCTGGATAACCAGAGGAATATGATTCATAAAATGAAATTGGCTTCCAAAAATCTGGCCTTATTTCATTTAATCTATTTAAAAGAGCAATTGTTTTTTCAGCTTCTTCTTTTGTTATAAAATCTTCAATCAACAGCAAATCATCTAAAACAAAATTTTTATTCATTTGTCTGAGTTATACCTAACTTTTCTGCCCTAATTTTTTGTGCTTCAGCAAAAGTAATTTTTGTTCCGTTACTTAAATAAATCATATTTTCATCATCTTCTTTTTCAATTCTTTCCCATTCCATCTTAGACCATTTATAAGCACCAATTGTTCTTTGCTTTTCTAGCCATTCTTCTGATCCTGGGTAATTTGTCATAACAAAATTTCTAACAAAGTACTTGTTTCCATTAGAAATTCTTTTAACTCCATGATAATAAGGATCTGTAGAAGGAAATACAACTAAATCACCAGCTTTTGGTTTATGATTAATAATATTGTTATCAATATAAAATTCTAAATCCCCACCATCATAATCGTCATTTATATAAAATGTCATTGTTGTGTGAAATTTATCTCCAGGCATGTCTCTTTGAGAAATGATATAATCTGTATGATATTGCATTGTCATATTATTTTTTAAATCATCAATTTCATCAAAATATTTACAATAAGAATTTCCGCTAAAATGTGCGTCTTCTGGAAATTTTAAACCTGTATGATTAGTATAATGAGATGCTGCTTTTTCGTAAGCTGCAATCAATTCGTCTTGTAAGGATTTTTCATCATCAAACATTTCTCCTTGTTCAACATTATTTAAATCTTCTCCCCATTTTATTTGAGTATAAGTTCCAAATTGAGCCCACTTTGTCCAAGGTTTTAAAAAATATTTTCCCTCAGAAGCTGATTCTGATTTAGACATAGTTTCATAAGCTTTTTGAGGATTAGAAAGCATATTTTTATAAACAATTACATTTGGATAAATTTCTTCAAACTCTAAATCTTTAAAATCATCTGTAAACTTAATATTATTCATTATTCTCCTTATTTTCAAAAAGCTTTTTATATTCTGGATTATCGAATCCACCAATAAAACCTGCAGGTGGTTGTTTTTCACCTGTATGCTCCATTATTGTCCAAAAAAATGGAGAAGTAAATCTATTACCCGATTTTATTGGTCTTACTCCATGGGCATAATATTTGTCTCCAGGAAAGAAGTACGCCGCCCTTGGCTTTGGTTTAAACTCTATTCCATGTTGGGGAAAATAAAGTTCTCCACCCACATAATCGTCATTAAAATAAAATAGGCCAGCTATATCATACCAGGGAAAATCATTTGGTCTGCCACGTTCTTCTCCTACATGGAACTCTTTGTCTGCGTGAGGCTCTTGTCGTGCTCCAACAGGCCATCTAACAATTGCTGGTCCAGTGGCTTGAACATTTACATTAAAAAATTTGTCAACTTCAATTTTTAAACGATCAATTAAAGAATAGATAAGATTTAATATTGATGGATCTGATGCCATTAAAGAATTATATGTGCAAACACGGTCTTCCCAAACTGTTGCATCATATAAAACTAAACCATCTTGGTCAACATGTGTTTCTGTTTTATCCCAAATTTTATTGTTTAAAGCAAATCTCATCAAGCTTTCTTGTTCTTTTTCCGTAATAAAATTTTGTAACTCAACAATATTTTCAATTGAATCTCCAAAAAATCCAGACGGGGTTATTGATTTTGGCAAATCATTTTTATTCCAATTATTAGCTAATTCCATTGCTTCTTCTTTCTATATAAAATAATTATATCATAGATACTAGTTAGTTACGCTTAGCCTTATTGCTTTAACCTGATGCTCACCAAGCTTTTTGCCTTTATGATCAACCCCATCACGGTAAAAATTTGTCCATTTTCCATTTCTATTAATTTCATATATTGTATTACCATATTCATTCATATCTACTGATTGAGGCTTTTTTTGATCTATTGGTAAAAGATCTATTTCAGAACCCTGAAGTTCTGATAAATCAATTGGTAGTATTGCAATAATTGGAGTATTTGCTTTTATTGTTATCTCAACATTTGGCCTAGTTATTATCCATGCACATGGCAAATCTTCATTAAAAAAAGAAGTTGACATAATTGTAGAAAAAGGAGTAATACCATCTCTTGGATAGTTTGGTACGGGCATAGATAAAATACTAACATTTTTTTCTGTTTCAAAACTTATACCAGTATTAAAACTAATAGTGGCATTAGCTCTTCCAGTTGAAACATATTTTTCTCCAGACATAATTTTTACATGCTCTGGTGAAGAATCATTTATTCCATCCCAAATAAAAGATATGTCTTCTGGAAAAGATATGCCCCACCCCAACTGATTTGTTAAGCCGATTGGAAAACAGTGATAGGCGTGTGAATTCCAAGTATTATCCATCCATTCTCTTTTTATTGATAGTGGAGATAAATTTCCATAGCCTTCTCTTTTAAAGGCCTTTATTTTGTGCATCTCTTGCGACCCACTTTTCACGCATCTGCATAAACTCATCATTATGCGCATGATCATTATAATCAAGCATTGTAACAATAGAGTATTTTGTTCCTTCAGAAACTGGAAGGGCAACATGTGAAAATAGGTATGTTGATGGGAATATATAAAGATCTCCTGCTTTTGGTTGAATATCAATATTAAGTTTTGGGAATCTTAATCCACCGCCAACATAACCATCATTTGGATACCCAACCAATGAAACTGTTGCGCTATACGAAAATCCATGGTCTGCGTGTTCTTGGAAGTGTTGTCCAGGACCATATTTAACAAAATTCATTACTTCCCAATAATCCATCTTTGAATTATACATTGCGCAATAATCATTAACAGCATCAATTTGTGCTAAGTACGCATCTTTCCAGATGTCCTGCAAAGTTTGAAAATCTGGATTTTGTAGCATTGATTGATCTTTAATTTCGCCAATTTTAAAATCTACACAATCTCTATATTCTGGGCGAGATTCCATGTAGCCAACAGTGGCTCCAGACCATTTAAAATCAGAATTATTGTTTGCAATTAAGTTTTCTACACGTCCTATTAAATCAACTTCTTTTTTAAATACATCTTTATAAACCCAAATTCCTGGGAAAAGCATTTCTTTAGATGAATAACTCATTTTAACCCTATCTATTAGTACAATGATTATAACATAGCTGTACCCATAATGTCTAATTTAAAAATTATGGGTACAGTGTATGTTTAATTTAATTTATATCAAAATCTGGATAACCATTGTTTACTACTACTCCATCTGCAACAATTAATCCAAATGGCGTTCTATTAAACTCATAGACCTCTGTAATTTCATCAATTACATCTATTGATTTAACATCTAGAAGGTATATCTCATTATCGTTAAGATCACTTTCTACAGTAACAATTTGATCACCTGGAACTAAACGATTTGCATTAGTTAATCTGTATTGACCATCTGTTAATACAAGAATTTCTTCTAATACTGAGAATCTTTTAGCTTTATCTCCATTTATTATAATTGTTTCTTTTTGTGTAGCAACTGTAATATCTGTAACTTCAGATTCAATAAATTTGAAATTATTTAATTCAGCTATACTAAATGCTGCTATTTCTTTAAGACTTACATCTCCAAGTATCCCGTCAAAAACCTTGGTAAGAAGTACGTCTCCTACAGATATGTGTTTTGCTGCTCTATATCCTGTAGTTGTAAGAACAAGAGTGTCTTCATGTATACAGAAACCTGGTGGTGCAAAGAACCCTGGTGGGGCAAAGAACCCTGGAGGTGCAAAGAACTCTGGAGGTGCAAAGAACCCTGGAGGTGCAAAGAACCCTGGAGGTGCAAAGAACCCTGGTGGGGCAAAGAACCCTGGAGGTGCAAAGAACCCTGGAGGTGCAAAGAACCCTGGAGGTGAAAAGAACCCTGGTGGGAAGAATGGTGGGAAGAACGGCGCAAGTGTTGTTACAGTTCCCGAAGCTGCAGAAGTGGCAGAAGTTCCGTTTGCGTTTACTGCTTGAACAGTATAATAATCAGAGTTTCCAGCTGTTTCTGTAAAGTTATAAGGAGAAGATGTTACTCCAGTTACAGTTCCGTGTGCACTTGAAATTACATTATAGCTTGTAATACCAGATCCACCATTATTTGGTGCGGTCCAAGATACCTGATCATAGTTTATTTGAGCTGATGCAGTTACTCCTGTAGGAGCTGCTGGAATTGTTGTTGGTGTAACGGAAGCGGCTGATGAAGCCAATGATGTTCCATTTGCATTTGTTGCAGTCATTGTAAATGAATAGTTTGTTCCACCAGTCATTCCAGAAACTGTGATTGGCGAAGTTGTTCCACTGGCAGTTTGAGATCCGCTAGAAGTTACGTTATAACTAGAAACAGCTTTTCCTCCAGTTCCTCCTGCCGTGAATGATATTTTTGCTTGTGCATTACCAAAAGCTACACCTACTCCAACATCTGCTGCTGAAATTGATTGTGGTGCTTGAGGAATTGTAGTAACAGTCACAGAAGAAGATGTTGTTGGACTACTTGAATAAAGAGATGGTGATGCTGCGCCAGATTTTATTGCGCTGGCACTATTGTAGTTTGTTTTAGAAGCAGTAATAGTAATATTTGAACCCTGATTTGCAGAAAGTCCAGATACTGTTACTCCAGAACCTGATATGGAAACAGAACCAGCAGAAGATGATGCAGAGTATGTTTGTGTTGCATCATAATTTGTTATGGTAAATGTAAATCCATTAGCAGTGGATGTGGCTGATGAAAATGTTGGAGTTGACAAATTTGCAGTCAAAGCACTTGATGTTACTGTTAAAGGAGTAGATGTGTATGTAGATTGTGTTTCATTTATAGTAACAGTTGCAGCTTGATTTGAAGTTAAACCAGTAACTGTAAATGTTGTTCCTGAAACAGTTACGGTACCCACCGTAGTAGTTGCGGAATAAGTTTCAACTCCATTTGAGTTTGTTACAGAAAAAGTAAATCCATCAGCTGTTTGAGTTATTGCTCCTATTGTTGGCTGAGGAAGTGGTCCTCCAAAAGCTGGTGGTGCAAAGAACCCTGGTGGTGCAAAGAACCCTGGAGGTGCAAAGAACCCTGGAGGTGCAAAGAACCCTGGTGGGGCAAAGAACCCTGGAGGGGCAAAGAACCCTGGAGGTGAGAATACGTAAGGCGGAGGTGGCGGAGTAACAGGAGGCGGAGGCGGGGTTACTCCAGTATAAATTTGATCTTGAGGTGATGTTGACATTATTACTCACTCTCCTTCTGTTTTAAATTATTAATTAATTGTATCATGATTTTATTAAGCATAAGAATTAGCAACAATTGAAAATGTATATGCTGTATTCGAAGCTAGCCCTTCAAAAAGATATGATGTTGCAGGAGCATTAACTGTAGCTGTATAAGTTGTTGGGGTTGTTGTTATTGTATAAGAAACTATAGGCAGTGTATTTGTATCTGTCCAAGATAGCTGTGCAGCAGCTCCCTGACCTGAAGCAGAAGCTTGATTTGAAACAGCGGTTGCAAGATATGCTCTATTTGTTCCAACATCTGTAGCAGTTATAGAAACTACTGCCTTTGGTGGTACCTGCTCTCCTTGTCCCGCATTAGTTGCATGTTTTGCCATTTATATTTCCCCTTTTCTATTTTTAATTATTAAGCTGAAAGATCTCCATAAAGAATCCAGGATGTTGCTGAAACCTTCATGGCTGTTGCTACCGAGTTTGTTGCTCTTAACTTTAAGCCTGGAGTTCCAGAAATTGTAGCACCAGATGCTGATCCTGATCCTGATACTGCAATCGCTGCAAGAGTACCAGTATATTGCCAAAAGTTAACTGATGTTCCAATTGCACAACCTGCGTCAGCTATAGTAAATGTGTTTGAACCTGATACAGGAATAAACTGATCTCTATAAGTTGCTGGGTTAAATGAGGCTGAAGATGCTTGTTGAGAAGCAATTGTTGTAAGTGATGGTACACCTGCAGTAGTTTGGTTTGTTCCATCTGCAAATGTTATAGATCCACCTGAAGCATAAGTTGTGGTTCCAGACATTGTTGCATTTGAAATTGATGGTGAAGTCAAAGTCTTATTTGTAAGAGTTTGAGTATCTGTTAAACCAACAATTGCAGACCCTGGAATTGTTTGTCCACCTACTGCTGTAGTTGAAAGAACAGTAGTTCCATTAATCATGAATGTTTTACCAGAAGCGATATTTAAGCTTTCTGATGAGTTAAATGATCCTGTAGATGAGTACCACTTAAGGGTTTTATCTGTAGCACCCTTAATTGTGATTCCCGCACCATTTGCAGTTACATCTGTTGGAGTAGCTGTATTAGAGATAACAAGAACTTGCTCTGTTGTATTAAGAGTAGTTGAGTTAATTGTGGTTGTTGTACCGTTAACTGTCAAGTTACCACCAACGGTTACATCTCCAGTTGTGCTGATAGTTCCAGCACTTGAAAGTGAGAGTCCAGATATTGATGTTACTGTTGCGCCAGAAGCTATTGATGTGGTACCTATAGTAGGGGCATTATAACCTGCTGGTACGTTAGACCATTGCACTCCAGTTCCAGTTGACTGTAAGTATTGACCAGTTATTCCTGTGCTTGAGTTTGCAGTCAAAGAACCTGTAAGTGTTGCTGATGCAATTGAAGGTGATGTAAGAGTTTTGTTTGTAAGATTTTGTGTTCCAGTTAGCGTTGCTACTGTTGAATCTATTGCAATTGTGACTGCTCCTGAACCATCAAACGATGATCCTGAAAGTCCCGTTCCAATTGTAAGAGGATTTGTAGTAGATGCTTTTATGCTGATTGCAGCCGAACCATCAAAAGTAACACCATTTATGCTTCTTGCTACTGCAAGTTTTGTTGCAGTATCAGCATTACCAGTTACATTACCAGTAAGTGCTCCAACAAATCCTGTTGATGTTACAGATGTAAGGCCAGCAAGGGTGGTTGCAGTTGCACCAAGTGCAATATTTGTTGAACCAACAGTTAAGCTTGGATTAGTTAATCCAGAATTTGGAATTGTTGATACTGAGCTAATTACACCAGAACCAGAAGTTGTTACATATCCAGATGTTGTTAATGGAAGCGTTACAGTTCCTGTAAATGTAGGTGATGATGTTGTTGCAATTCCTGTTACTGCTCCTGTTGAACCATTTACGCTAAGTACGCCAGTGTTAGCAATTGTTACTGCTCCCGAGCCATTATATGAGGTTCCAGAAAGACCTGTTCCAATTGTAAGTGCATTTAGATTAGATCCAAGTGATACGCCTGAAATTGTTGAGTTTGTAAGTCCAGCATTTGGAATTGTTGCTACGCTTGAAATTACGCCCGCAGAAGTTGTTGTTACATATCCCGAAGTTGTGAGCGGGAGTGTGACAGTTCCTGTAAATGTAGGAGAAGCATTTGTAGCAAGTCCAGATATAGATCCACCAAGTGAAACTGCTGTACCATTTATGCTAATTGAAGAATTTGTAAGGCTTGAATTAGCAATATTAGAAATAGTGTTTGATAAACCAGAAATTGTCTTATTTGTAAGCGTATCATTAGTTGCACGTCCTACAAGAGTATCTGTAGATGTTGGCAATGTAAGTGTTCCTGCATTGCTGATTTGAGCAATTACTGGAGAAGTCAATGTTAATCCCGCCACAGTTGAAACAGTTGCTCCCAAAGCTACTGAAGTTGAACCTATAGTAACTGAGCTATTTGCAAGATTTGCATTTGAAACTCCACCTGATGCAAGCGATACAACACCTGAGTTAACCGAAAAATTAGAAGGCGTAAACGATGCAATACCTTGTGTTGATGTAGTTGCAATAGCCTGGGTTCCTGTTGTATAACCAGTTATACGACCATATGAGTCAACTGAAATTGCTGTAACACGTGTAGGAGAAACCCCACCTGTTGTATTTGTTTGAGTAACGTTGGCAAGATCTACAGAATCAGCAGTAACATTAAGAGTTGAAGAAACAACATCTACTTCGTTTCCTGTTCTTGTAAGACCATTTCCTGCAATAAATGTTGCTGCTCCAGAGAACTGAGTCCATGTTAATGAATCTGTTCCAAGTAACAGTGCCCCATTAGTTCCAGTTCCTGTTGCTGTTTCTACAAAGCTTTGGTTTCCATTATTAGAACCATAAAGAACATATACAGCATCTCCAGAAACAACCTGTCCAGTAATATGGTTATCTGAATCTGTGGCACGTGTCAACGTCCACTTCGAAGAAGTTCCGCCATTTGATGTAACTATATATATACCATTTTGAGAAGCTGTTGCTTGGTTTTTAACAAGAACACGGTTTCCATTGCTTACAGAAACTCCATCTACAGTAAGTGCTCCGTTTGCTGTTGCAACTAATGTTGCACCGATTCCTTTTCCACCATTAGCATCTGTTGTTCCATCTGTATATGTTGAGGCAGGAAGTACGCCAGCGGTTGCTGCCTGAACTGCTGAGTGCCAGTTCATTCCTGCAGTTAAGTTATCAACATATGCTTTAGAAGCAGCATGTCCAGCTGATGTAGGTGTTTGGTTAATTGTAATTAAGTTTGCACTAAAGTTACCAGATGCATCACGAGCAACTATTGTTGATGCTGTATTTGCATCTGTTGCAGTTGTTGCAGAATTTGCAACCTTGCCAGATGTTGAAATTGTATTAAGCTTGGTATCTGCAATAGATCCTGCAAGCATTGTATTTGTAACTGTTGCTGTATCTGCTTGTGTTACTGCAGTTCCCGCAATTTTTGTTGCAAGAATTGCTGCGGAAGTTGAGATATCAGCATTAACAATTGTTCCATCTGCAATCATGGCGGAAGTAACAGAGCCAGTATCTGTTGTTTGAACCATATGCTGAGTAGCATTAGAAATTGCGGTATTGCGGTTAGATACTTCTGTAGCAATTGCAGTATCAGTATATCCTTCAGATGTTGAAATTGCTTGCGATTTAGCAGTATTTATAGCTGAGTTGCGATTTGTAACTTCTGTTGATATAGCAGTATCTGTATATCCTTCAGCAGTTGTAATAGCATTTGCTTTAGCATTATCTGTATAAGTCTCAGCTGTAGTAAGTGCAGTTGCAATTGCAGAATTACGATTTGTAACTTCAGTTGATATTGCTGAATCTGTATATGACTCAGAGGTTGAAATAGCTTGTGACTTTGCGGTAGCAATTTCTCCCGTAATTGTTGTATGAAGAGTTGAATCTGCAGCAGTAGCAAATGCTTCTGCAGTTGATATAGCAGATGCTTTTGCAGTATCAGCATAACCTTCTGCAGTTGTCAAAGAGGTTGCAATTGCTGTGTTTCGGTTTGTAACTTCTGTTGAGATTGCAGAGTCTGTGTAACCTTCTGCAGTTGTAATTGCTTGCGACTTAGCAGTATTTATAGCAGAGTTACGGTTACTAACTTCAGTAGAAATTGCTGCATCTGTATATGTCTCAGATGTTGAGATAGCTTCTGCTTTCTTTGTATCCGCATAAGATTCGGCGGTAGAAAGAGAAGTTGCAATTGCTGTATTTCTATTAGAAACTTCACCAGATATAGCATTGTCTGTATAAGTTTCTGAAGTTGATATTGCTGCATTTTTAGCAGTATTTATAGCTAAATTACGATTAGTAACTTCTGTTGCAATACTTGAATCTGTATATGCTTCAGCATCTGATTTAGCTGTAGCGATATGGTTTGATACAGTAACCACAAAGCTTGGATCATCACCTATTGCATCTGCAAGTTCTTTAAGTGTGTCTAAAGTTGAAGGTGCAGCGTTTACAAGGTTTGAAATTTGTGCATCTGTATAACCTTCTGATGTAGATATTGCTTGAGATTTAGCTGTTGCAATTTCTCCAGTAATGGTTGTGTGTAATGCTGAATCTTGAGAATCAGTATATGATTCAGCTGCTGCAATAGCCTCAGATTTCTTTGTATCAGCATAAGATTCAGATGTTGAAATTGCTTGAGATTTAGCAGTTGCAATTGCGTTATTTCTATTGGAAATTTCTGTAGAAATTGCTGAGTTAGTATAGTTTTCGGAAGTTGTTATTGCGTTTGATATATCAGTAGATCTTGTTGATGCTTCTGATGCTATAGCTGCATTACGATCTAACACTTCTTGATCTATTGCATCATCAACGTAGTCTTTGTCTGCTAATGCTGCTGTGTCATCAATTCCGTGAACATTTGTTGTAGATGATTCATGATTAGAAAGGTTTCCTGAATTTAAATTTAATTGATTTTGGATATTTGATGTTAATCCTGAAAGGTAAGATATA